GACATCTTCTCTGACATGCTCCTGCGCATTGAAGCATTAGGCCACAAGACCATCCTGCACGTCCATGACGAAGTGGTGATCGAGTGCGCCGAAGAAGAAGCAGAGAAGGTGCTTGCTGAATGCCTCGAAATCATGTCCACTCCTCCCGCTTGGATTCCCGACATCCCCGTTTCCGCGGAAGGCGAAATCCTCGACTTTTACTCCAAATGAGATACCGCCACATCAAGAACCACCGCGCCGTTGCGGTCACCTGCAGCGACGAACCGCCGACCGTCACGACACCCATTCCGGTGTTTGAGAACAAACCGTCCTACCGTGCATGGTGCGCCGACAACACGACCGACCATTGCTTCTACACGCTCGCCGAGGGAGACAACCCTTCGGCCCGTATCGGGGAAGACAACCCAGTCAACAAGCTGCACGGATTCATCGCCGACTACGATGCGCCTGTCGATTGGGACCGCGTTGACCAACTCCTGAAAGACCGCGGCGACAACGCACCAATGCCAACGTGGCGCACCCGCACGCAGTCCGGCTACGCGCGGCTGATCTGGGAGTTCGAAGAACCGCTGCCGATCTCCCCTGCTTTAGCAGAGGCGTTCCTCAAGCGTCTTTCGGATGCCCTGAATGCCTCGCGCCTTCTGGCGGGCTTCGACCGCACGAGCCTCAAGCCAAGCCAGACCTTCGAGCTTGGGTCCAACTGGCAGCGCATCGGGGACCGGCTTCCTGTAACGCACACGCATGCCGTGCTTCTGAAGGCGAGCAACGATTGCCCGCTTCGCTCGGAGGACACGAATATCCCAATCGACGAGGTCGCGCTGGAGGTCGCCAAAAGGTTCCCCGGAAGGTGGAGCGGCGAATTCGCAGTGGGTGCCCGTGGGCCTCTGTTCTGGATCGACGATGGCATTGATCGTGAGGGGTGCCAAGTGCGCGAGGACGGCATGATCTGCTACTCGGATCGTGCCGGTAAGGGCTTCGTCGCGTGGCGCGAGATCTTGGGCAAGAAGTTCGTCGAGCAGTATGAGGAGGCAAAGCTGGGTTCGCTGGTTGACCAATACTGGTTCAGCGGCAGGAGCTACTACAAGCTCCTCAACGGTGGGCCTATGGCTATTCCGAAGGATCAGCTGGTGCTGGAACTCAAGCGTGTGGGTTTCAGCCCGAAGCCGAAGAAGGGACAAACGCTCTCCGAAGTCGAGCAAGCCGTGCTCTACGTGAGCAACGACTGCCGCGTTGACGAAGTGGCACCAGTCGTGTTCAGCAGCAAACGTGTTGTTGACTTCAACGGCAGGAAGATCCTGAACAACTGCAAGGCCATTCCGGTGAAGCCCGCCGCGAATGGTGATCCGGCGAACTGGCCGTGGCTCGACATGTTCCTGTCAAACTTCTTCGCGAAGGATGACGATGATCGAGAGACACTACCCTACTTCCTCGCATGGTTCCGCCGCCTTTATCTGGCGGCTCTCGAAAACCGTCTGGATCAAGGGCAACTGCTGATCTTGTTGGGCCCGACCGGATATGGGAAGTCATTGCTCACGAACCAGCTTGTCGCAGGCGCGGTGGGTGGTTTCGCTGATGCAAGTGAATACTTGTCCGGCAAGACCAGTTTTAATCGTGACCTCTGCGGAGCAGCAGCGTGGGTGATTGACGACTCCACCGCCGCCGCCACCTATGCCGACCAGCGCAAGTTCGTCGAGCTCACCAAACGGTGCGTGGCCAATCCGCGTCTTGAGTATCAAGCCAAGTATGCCGATACCATTCCGCTACCGTGGGCGGGTCGGGTCATGATGTCCCTGAACATCGACGCCAATTCGCTCGCCGCGCTGCCGACCCTCGACAGCAGCAATCGCGACAAGGTGATCGCGCTTCGGGTCAACAGCGCGTTCAAAATGAAGTTCGGCACCAATGATCAGAACGAAGCAACGATCCGCAGGGAGCTGCCCTTCTTCCTGAAGTGGCTCAGCGACTGGCAAGCTCCCGACTACGTGTTGGATTCAAGCCGTTTCGGGGTCGCAACCTACGTGGACTCCTTCGTGGAAGCCGCCGCCTACGACAACTCCAGCCGTAGCGCGATTGCCGAGATGATCGAGTTCTTCAGCAAGCGGGTCCGCGAGCACACCGAGCGGGCAACGTGGCGCGGGACGCTCACCGAGTTTCAGGTCACGCTGCATGACTGCAACGCGGGTCGGTCGGTCGGGAACAGCGTGAACCTCGAATTCATTCGACGGGGCATGACCGTAATCGAAGAAGTCTGCATGCACAACAAGCACATCCGTCCGGTTCGGAGCTTCGGTCGTGGTGGTGGCAAGATCTGGGAGATTGATCTTTCCCCTGACTACGACATCGACCAAGAGTTCACCGGCTCAGCAGAGACCGCGGGTGCCTGAGTTCCGAAACCGGAACCACGTATTCGTCGGAACGACACAACCTTCCATCTACGGGGTTCACGGAACCTTGTGGGTGGAAGGTTGCTTTTTGCACAAACTCATCAGCGGGCAGCCAGCCGAGCAACCAGAGCAAGTGCTTGTTCTCGTGGCACCGGACGAAAAAATATCCATCGCACTTGCTACCGATGCCCTCGCGCTGGGCTTCAGATCCGTAGACCCGTGCCGCGTAGTGGGGTAGCGGCTTGTTTTTGCCGGAACCGGTTTTGACATCAATCGTCCTACCGTCCGGCAGCACGATGTCGCAGCTGAACCTCTGCGCGCCGACGCGTTCACCGCCGAGGTAGGCGTGGGCGAGGACCTCACCCAGCATCCCGTAGATGTTCCCGCGCCCACCCCTCAAAGAGCCGTTTAGGACCCCCATTTTGCGCGCATCCTCGGCAGCGCGCAGGCGTGTATCTCTATCTATTTTGACCTCAACCACTGCATCAGAACATGTTCGGCATGATGCTGCGCCCGCCGGTGCCGAAGGGGTCGATGTTCAGCCTTGGCTGTGCCGCGCCGGTCGCAGAGGCCGCTTCTTCATCCAGCAGTTTGGTGCAGAGCTGCCAGTGGTAGTTGGCCCGTTCGAGGTCCGCATTGTCCTCCGCGATCCGCCCGAGCAAACCGTGCTTCAACGCGCCGATGTTCGCCACGTAGCAAATGTCGTCGTCGTCCTCCAGCAACTTGAAGGCCCGCTTGCAGAGAACGTGCACAACGGTCTCACCGTCGGTCGCGCGATTCAAGCGGAAGCGCCGGTAGCGCGTGGCCCCGTTGTTCGGGCCGACCGTCGCGATGGTTGTTTCGGGGTCGCCGCCACCATCCACGCGAATATCGAAAGATGCGGTCAGGCCGTCAAAGGAGATTGAGACGATGCTGGTGACACTCACCCCTACGGGGAACTCAAGAGCGGGTTCCGCCCCCGGATTCGGGTCCGTGACTGACTGATACAGCTTTGACCCGTCCGAGGCGATAACTGTGATGCTGCTCCCGTCGTCGAGGGGCACCCAGTCGAGGATGTTTGGGCTTGAGGCCGCTGGGAAGACCCACAGCTTATTGACTCCCTCGGTAGGAAGCAGTTTCAGCGTGGGCCAGTAGCCCGCGTCGATCAGACCCCATGAGAGGTCGCCGGTGTCGTAGTTCTGGCCCACCGACCGGAAGTCGTGCCAGAGAGCCCGCACTGGAACGGGCGAGCCGTCAACCATCGTGTGCAGAATGGAATCCGCGTCGTCGGGCAGCGTAACGTGGGAATCCACGACCGGCAGCGAATACTGCACGGTGAGATCCCGATAGGTGCCCGTGCTGTAGATGCGGGCCAGAACTTGGTTCAAGCTGGCGAGGAAATCGCCGCCCGCTTCCACGTAGGAGCCGAGGGTGTTGCGGAGCTGGTTGGTCGTGAGAGCTGGCATGGGCGTATGTTACTTGTTTTGCTTCAGGAAATCAACTGTTCAGACGAGCAAGCCGTTTTTGGAACAGGTCCCAAGCAGGAAAGAAGATCTCCTCCATGCAGCGCACGATGGGTTCCTGCTCGTAGGCCTCGCTGAATCCGACACCGGAAAGCAGCAGGGCGGATTCCATCAGCTCATGGCGGATGGTCATCAGCTTCTCGCCGTCGGTGATTCCGGTGTGCACTTCAATCGTCTTGCTGTCGTGCGTGTATTGGCCGTAGGTGTCGCCGAGATCAGCAAAGAGCAAGCGCACGCGCCTACCGGCAACGTCGATCGTCTTGGGCCAACGCGCGCCGCTGTCCTTTTTCGGGGGCATCACTTTTTGACTTTCACCGCACCGCTGTGTAGCTCCTTGAGCATCTTTTTCTTCTGCGGCTCGGAGATGGGAGACACCTTCGAAAGCAGGTAGGCCACCTGCCGTTTGGTCTTGGTCTTCATGTCGGGAACCTTAACAGCTTTGTGGGCGCAACAGCAAGGGGTTTTCAAAGGCAGGTAGGGCCCCCAGCAGACAGGCGACCGTGCAGGTAAATCCGGTGGCCACAAGGCCGTAGATTGATGCGTGGTTTCGTGATGCCATGATTGTAAATGATTATGGTGTAAGCTCGAAAAGATCTTGCTCGACGAGTCCAGCTGGAGGAATTCCCCCAACGTCTGGATTAGTATTGCCGACATAAAGCCCATTCCTCCAGTAAAGTTTTTGCTTTAGGGATGGTGCCCATGTCCAAGTCCCTCCAGAAATCAAACTTGAAACGTCGAGGTAATAGATTGAAAGGTTTAGGTTTTTGCCTGTGGCAACATCTTCCTTCGTGAAGCTTGTCACCAGTCCGTCATCAATAGAAATCGCGAACTTCGTAACCGATGTTTCTGATGTAACGTAATTGTTCCCGACAACCTCCACGCTACTCCGTTTGATCCCATCATCGTCGGGTTTGTCGGACAACCGCTCGCGCACGTTGATCTGCTTAGTCGCCTTGCTATCCGGGTCGCTGTAGGGGGCTCGTCCGTCAATAGTCCTCCATTTGATAGTGCTCCCCTCTTTCTCAGGTGGCACAGCAGGCGTGCCCTCCTTGACGACTACGCCCTCATCATTAAGAACGGGAGGAACCTCGGGAGATCCCTCTTTCAGCGGTTCAATGATCGCGACTCCATCGCCTTCGATCTGCTCTGCCGTCCGCCATTCGTAGTAGTCGCCCGCGTTCTGGCGCTCCTTATACCACTCGCGCTTACCGCCGATGTTGCGGCCTTCCCAGAGGTTAGGCTGCACGACAATGGGACCGCCCTGTTGCTTTTGCACGGCAACAAGCTCATCGCCGCTTTGTTCGAATTCGGCGATGGGGTAACGAAGAGAGCCGTTGATCGGCGTCTTCTCGAACGGTTGGTAGTGTGTTCCCGTATCCTGCGGGGCACCGAGAACGATTGTCGGGGTTTCGATGATGAGCCCTTTCGGGTCTGTCTGCACCTCGCAGTATAGCACTTGGCCCGCGGCGACCGTGATCTCCGGCGCGGGATCATTCGAGAGTGGGACCCCGTTCAGCGTGGGCATCCAGTCGATGATCGGGGAATCCGCTGCCGCGTCTGGGTTGATGCCGCGAACGTAACCAGCGGTCACGGAGACCTTCTTGTCACCAGTGAACACCACGTCGAACTGCACGTAGAAGTCATCTTCGGACTGCATCTCCTGCGGGTCGTCGTGTGCCTGCGTGTAGCTCGACCCGAGTTGGGGCGCGTATTGGGAGCGGTCGAAGAAGTCCGGCTGCTTGAACGATTCAAACACCACGGATTCCGAGGGCTGCCCGATGGACGCCATTGATGGTGTGCGCAAAACGCGCAGCAGGTCGAGGGAAGCGAAGCCGTCCTGCGTGGGGCCTACTCCAGAATTTGTGTCTTCAGCCATATGGTGGCGGGATTAGAGAAGAAGGGGAGTCGAGGACTCCTTGTTGGGTGGTGGCCCGCCGTAGATGTCCTGCTGCACGGTGCCGTTCAGGTAGACTTGAACCACCTGCACCTCGAAAAGGTTGTGGGCCGTCTGCTTCACGTCGATGGCCACATTGAGCGTGCTCTTGTTGACGAAGGTTTGATACTGCGGGGTCTCGGGCAGGTAGGACCTTCCGGGGCCACCGCTGGCGTCAGTGGCTTCCCCACCGGCACCCGAGCCCGCGACATAGTTGATCTGCTTCGGGAGTTCGATCTGCGCGTGGATGCAAGCGCGCCCGACATCCTGCTGCCTTGCGAGGGCGAAGGTGCTGTTGCCTTTGGTGCTTGCCCGCCACCAGTTCCGCAACATGCCGAAGGTTTCCCGCTCTGCGATCACCTTGTCCAGTTTGTATTGCGCCAACGCAAGCATCTCCTCTGGGGCATCCGTGATAAAGCGGAGCACCCTAGCTGCGTAGGGTCCGGGGGACGGCTCCGTGAAATCCAACTCGAAGAAGAAGTCTTCGGAATACGAAGCCTGATGGGTGCTTGAATCCGCAAAGGCCCATGCCCCGTGGATCTCAACGTAGTTGAGTCTCGGCGGAAAGTCGTAGTTGACGAAGGAAGCAACGGTAGGCAGCGACAGTGGGTAGTTTGGTTCCCCGTTGGCATCAAGGTCCGTTGGCTCAAAAACCACCTCGCTGGTGACACGCAAATCGAAGAAGGTATTCTGTGGGGCAATCTCAACCGTGCGCCCTGCGGTGGCAGAACCTGTTTCGCTGCCCGCAGGGATGATCGTGCGGGTGATCTTGACCATGCGATCCACGCTACGGTCGAACTCGTAGGTGATGGTCTCGGGCATCGAGTAGACGCGCTTGAGCACCACGAAAATGGAATCGAGTTCCTGCTCGGAGCGGTCCAAGAACTCGAAGGCGAACACGTATTTGCCGAACAGCGCGTCGGCAGAACCCACAACCGGCGTGGGTAGTGAAGTGGG